GTATTCTATTTGCCATAATTTATTTATTTAAGTTCCTAGTCTTATAAATACCTTGGTCTATGTAGCTTTGAATCTCTTTTGTACTTAGATTAACACCTAAAAAGTCCTTCAAATACTTTACAGTGGTTCTAGAATAATTCCAATAATAAGGGTCAATAATAACCTTTCCCTGGAAGCCTCTTTCTTTCTTTGCTATGATAGAATCATAACTTTGAAATATATAAAATTGAGGTGTTTCTATTTCATATTGATTAGCCACAGGGTTTCCCGTTCTGTGGCTGGTCATGTTGTTAACTTTGATTTTCATAATAATTGTTTTTTAGTTAGTGATTAATTAAAGTCCCCAGGAACCATTTGAGAAGTTACCTAATATTACACCATAATAAAAGATGTAAGAAATAGCAACTATAAAAGGAGTTGCGATAATTGTTTTAAATACTGTTTCAAATGTTGTAATTTTCATAATAATAATTTTAGTTAGTTATAATTTTTATTGTGTTTCCACATGACAAATGTAAAAAGGTAAATCACAAAAACAAGCATAAAAATAAATTTTAACAAAACTTTAACATTTCTTTAACACTTTTCAAGGTGCTAATTTATCAAGTTTGTACCATCAAAAAACCCCTCAAAAAGAGGGGATATAATACTATGAAAAAAATTGACATTGAATTCACATCATAGAAAATTTAACTACTGAATTTATATAGTGAATTTAAATACTGAATTTAAGTATTGAGATTTATAAATGCACTGAATTCATTAATGATTGATTCCGAAATTAAATCTATATTATCTTGATAGAAATCTTGTTCCAATTCTGTTGTTCCTGGAGCTGGTAAATTATCTTTTACAATGGAATATAAATTCTCTTGTATATTCAAATAAGTTTCTTCTCTGGTCTTATCAAATAAATCTTCCTGTGCTGAATCAGTTAAATAGTGTGACATATTTTTAATATTCAGGGGTTCTATAATTATTTTGATATGCAATTAAATCACTCTCAAAGAATATTCTCCTTCGTCTTTGTGGGTGTTTATAAAATTCAATCTCATTATTGTGGCACATTTTATCTAAGGTCGATTTAGAGATTCCCAACATTTTTTGGGTTTCCTCACTGGTATAAGTTCTTTCAATCTTATCTGAATTTTCATCGGACTTAGTAAAATTCCAAATCTTTCTTATCTTTTCCAAAGCCTCTGACTCATCCTCAAAAGGATTATCTACTGCCCAGTTAGCATTCATAAACCTACCAAGTATTGAATCGGCTTTCATACCAAACTCAAGTGCCTGAATTACTTGAAACTTACCATTGAAGTCTAATGAATTATAATATTCAGTAGTCTTGAATCTAGCGATAATAACATCTTTGTTTTTCATTTGTGCTTTCATTTCTTTTCTTTTATATAGTTTATATAAGTCTTTTTTACTTGTTCAAACATAGTAGGGTCAAATGTATCTAGCCAATCCATAGCATTGATTACCATGCTGAACTCCTGACCTGAATTCATAGTACCAGATAAATGAATCTCGGTAGGGAAATCTTTATTGTTAGGCATGACTGTATGTATTTGACTTACAGGAATCATAACCTCTTTTCCGTTGTCTTTTATATATTTATCGTCTATATACATCTTATTTGAATTTAGTAGTTATACCTTTGATTTTAATCCAATCGATTGTATTGTAGTTAATGAATCGATAGCTCTGAACTTTCATATCATATACAGGAACAAGACCTTTTGCTATTGGGTCAAATGATAATCCTCTACCCTTGATATGTTTTACTACTCCAGTTCGGCAAGTCATTTGCCTGGTAGTACCATCTTTTTTAGTAAACTGCACAGAGAATATCTGTCCAGAAGAAATTGAATTTAGTAATTGTGTTAGTGTCATTGTAAATATTTTTAGTTAAACAATACACAAACATAACAATTAATTTGCAACTGCCAAATACTTTAACAAAACTTTAACATAGTTTTAACAAAATAGAAAAACCCCCCAAGGAAGCTGGAGGGTCTACTAATAAAAACCAAACAATTATTAACTAAAATTATTTAAGATGTATGTTATGAATACAATCAAATATAATAAATTTATTTTAATTTACAAGTTATGAAATTACATAATTACCTTTTGGAACTGAACGAGTTAAAATATACTGAATTGCATACCGACTAGCATCAATCAAATGGTTGTAAGTATCAATAGGTTTTATTCCATTTATCGCCCAGGCATAATTATTAAATTCCTTAAGTAGATTCTCACCTTCTACATTTATTGTGTAATCTTGCATTAAAGCTATTCCAGAGAGTATTGAGCCTTTTCTTTTTATTGTAGGTGTTAGATTTAGACCTCTGGAAGACAATTCAGATATTAAACGAGGTTCTGAGTTATCACAAACTATTAATTCTTTGCCAGCATGACGAATACATATATCATATAAATTTGACGTGACTAATCCTTTCTTGTATAAATACTCTTTAAGCCAAATTATTTTTCTATCTTTATCTACCGCAACTTTTACAAGAGCTGAACTATCCCTAGAAAATCCCCAATCTAATCCCCAGCATTTTAAATCTATTTCATCATTAAATTTATTTACTTGCCAATCACTAAATATGACTCCTTCAGCTTTCTGTAACCAGCCACCCATAATTTGGTGCTTGAACTTCTCTGGTCTCCTGGCTTTCATATCTTCTATTTGATTTATAAAAGATTCACTTAGATTATCTTGATTATCTTTATAAGTTGTATGTATATAAGTAATATTATCTTTCATACCATTAAATCCATCAGCTATACTTCTATTCTGATAAAACCTCTGATAAATCCAATGCTCTCTAGTTGTAGGGTTTAGAATTAACAAACATCGATTTTTAACACCTTTGGCACGAATAGAATAATCTATCTTATCAAAACTTTCCTCCTCCGTAAGTTCCTCTGCTTCATCAAGCACAAAAGTATTTACTCCACTAATAGATTTAAGTTTTGCAGTCTGGTCTCCACTTGCGGTTCTTATCCCAGAGAAATATATTGAACTACCAGTAAGATTATTTATTATTTCTGTTTTTGTGATACTGAATTGATTTGCTACTCCCATCATTTCCAGCTTCTCAATAAACTCTGGTATAATACTCATACCTGCTGAGGTCATAGTGAATCTAGTAAATAGAATCCTGTTATTTTTTTCATAGGTAAGCAAAACCAAAAAAACTGTTACAGCAAAAGATTTACCAGAACCTCGACCTCCTGTTATTACAAAATATCTGCTATCGGATTCAAATAGCTTTTGATACTTCTGATTAAGACTTAGGTTTTTCACTTTCTGGAGTTATGTCTATTGTCTTTGGCTCGCTAAAATTGATTACAGGAATATCTACTTTGGTATCTATTTTTATACTTTGTTGTTCTTTCGGTCTGCCATACCTATATTCTAAAAGCCATTTCATGTGCTGAACTGAGCCTTCCTTTGCTAATTTTGCTATTTCTATCCATGCTTTTTCTTCACTACCAAACGCTTTTTTCATAGCCGATAGTGTCATATTAGCTATGTCTTTCTCTTTGGCTTTAGGAGGTCTTCCCTGTCCCCTGTATACACCTTTTACAGCTCCATTATTGGCTCTACCATCCTTTTGTTTTTCACGTGATTCTTCCTCCATTACTCAATAAAAAATGCTACATAAGTCCAAAATACAATCCCTGTTAATACTAATAATTTTATAGTCATATCATTGTTTTTTCTGATTTGAATTCGCTCATTTCTTCCAACTTCGCCCTGAGCATTAAATTTTCTTTAATTGATTCGGTATATAGTTCTCTTAGTGTTTCAACCCTAGTATCAACATCTCTAAGCCTATCTTTTACAATTAAATCCAAAGCATTGTAAGATTCAACCCAATAAAAAGGCTCTTGAGTTAACAAGACATCATCAAAAGTTCTAATTCCGTTGATTACAGTAGCATGATTTCTATTTACATAATTTCCTATTTTATGTAAAGAATGTCTTGTGTTTTCGTGACATAACTTATAATAGATAGCTCTCATGTAAATTAAATTTCTTTCTCTGCTTTCAGTATCTATATTTTGTCTAAAGTGCTTTTCTACCAATTCTTTAATTGTAGGTATTGTAGCATTACATTGTTTCTTGCTCATGTTTATATTCTTTGTCTTCGTCATGTACTATATGCCAGGCTTCTAATATCCCTTGGCAACACTCATAATGTTCGTATTCTAAATAAAAGTCTATTATTCGATTTAATTCTTCTTCACTTATCCAACCACTTCTTAAAAAGGCTAAAGCATCTCGATAACATTCTTCTTTGGGCAAATACATTCAAATAAATCCTTCTAATGTGAAATCATAAATTTCTTCTTCTTTTTCAATAAAATATTTCTTAAATCTTTTAACTGCATCCTTACAATCATACTTTGCATTTTCATATGATTTATCAGATACTTTATACATTCCAACTCTATTATCACGCTTGTCAATAGCGATAAGAGTAAAATTGTCTTTAGATATTCCAAATATTTCACAATAAATATAGCATTGAATATCGTACCTCCAGGTTTTGGCTTCCCAATAAAATCTATCAATATTACTTGTCGTTTTTAAATCTACAATATAATCGTCTCCTAAAACATCAGCCTTAGCTCTAAAAGGTATACCAAACAATACGTCAATACCAGGAACTTCCTTTTTAGTTCCCTCTAATAAACTTTTGGCTTTGGAATTATTATGGAAGGACATACCCATACCTTGAACTAACTCCACCTCTTTTCTTGTAAATACTCTAGTAGATTTACCTTGATTCTTTTCATAAGCATTTTGAAACTTAACAGTATCTCTACTTTTTACATCTACAACTATTTGATTTGCATATATCTCTGGTTCTAATATGGAACAATGGAACAGCCAACCTACATCTAAATTAACCCTAGCCTTTTCATCAAGAGGCTCAAAACTTTGTTGATAAGCTAAAGGAGAATGTAGTATCTTTTTTACTGAACTGCTAGATAAACAATTTTTACCTAGATATCCGTAGTAGAAATCATCATTAGTCATTCTGTCTAAAATCTCACTTTTGTCCCAGGAGCTTTTATCTAGTAGGCTTATTTTTTCTTCTTGCATTTTTTTGTTTTTGTGACTGTTTATATTCTTGCTCCATCCAATGCAATTCTGCTCTTTGGGAGTAGTTAAACCAGTCATCGATAAGTTGTTTTACTTTAGCCATTATAGTGTTATTGATTCTAAAATTTTAAGTATTAATTTTCTTGTTTTAAGCTCTATGAACTTTATAGGGGTAAGAAGTAGGGTTTCTATTATTGAACTTAATAATTTAAATATATAAAAAATTAACGTAAATATTATAATGCAAATAAATAAAGGTATGTTAAAAAATAGTCTAAGTAGTTTCATATTACTCAGTAAATCTATCTTTAAATATAGTTGCACAGACAGCAAACCTCTGTTCTCTATCTGGATATTCTTGTATCATCTTTGCATTATTCATACATCTACCGTTAAAGTCTTCTCTTGTTTCGTATCTTTTTGGTTTAATTAGTGGCATAAGAATTATATTTATATGTTATTATTAAATTAGCTTTTCCCTCCCAGGAGTTATTTATTATCCATTTCATAATTACTTTGTTTGATAATTTTTTTATTAAGGTTGTCAATAAATTCAACCGCATCTGATAAAGATGATTTTGCTTGTAATTTTATTCCGTCTATATAAATGTATATTTTTTTACCATATTTTGATAAAACATACTTACCATAAATCCAATAATCGTCTTGGATTTTTTTTGGTATTTTTTTCATTTTTCTTTTTATTGCTTTTTTATGCATTTCATAATTAGAATTTACATTTATCACAGTTCCAGGTCTCACCTAAGCGATTTAAATAGTATTTAAAGTCTTCTTGTTCTGGCAAAGTAACCCAATGCTTTTTATAATATACCCTGGTAACTTTACATTTTTCTAAAGGTATATCTATACTAGAATCATCAAATTCATGCTCAACTTTTAATACAATAGATTTTTCGTTATCGTGCCAAGCATTGCAAAGCCTCTCCAGAAGTAATCTTTGTCCTGTATCTATTCTCTTGAATCTTCTTTTTACTTCTATTAGTATTAGAACTTTATTATCGAACTCAAGAACACCATCTATATCAGAGGGATGTATTGAACCATTTTGCACTCCGCTAAAATCAACTACCTGTTTGACTTTATTCCTGTCCTTTATCAAGCTCATATTCGTTATATACTTTTTTAAGTTTACTTAGTATTTCATTTTGGAAGCAACTACCACAACTATAAACCTCACTTCTTGCATTAAAGACTCTGTTAAATATTTCTGTCAACTCTTTTCTTGTTTGATAGGTTATATCATTTCTCTTTTTACTAAAATATTCATTTAGATATTTGTATTCAGATTCAATGAGACATTCAACTCTATTATAAGGAAACATACGATTTAAGGTGTCCTTGCGAGTATCACATCCGCAATCCTCACCTAACAACCATTTAGCTACCTTATCGATTCCTGTCTTTTTAAATATTTTTTCTACGGTATCACCAAGACCTTTACTTTGTCTTTTTGTATTCTTGATAAAGTTTCTGTGACCTTTTTTTGATTTCTTTTTTTGCATAATTAAGTGTTTCAAATATTGAGCTTAAACTTATTTTTGTCCTTCTATTTATTTCTCTCATGGACATATTTCTATGAAAATATATTTCCCACATTTTTTTATCATACCAGTACCATTTACTTACAATATCATCTATATAATTTATAAGATTGTCAAAAGACTTTTCTTCTTCTATATTAGCTGGAGTAAATTCTTTTTCATGGCTACTGCTTAAAATGACGTGATTTTTATGACGATACAAGTGAAAGCCATCTTTATATAAATTTTTAATAGTATTGTATATGTACATCGTATTTATATTGCCATCAATTATAACTATATCTTTTTTGTCTTTTCCTGTATAACATATCTTTAAATACATCTGTTGAACTAAATCATTAGCTTCTTCTTGGGTACATCCAAGGGACTTAGCCATTTTATACCAGTCGCTATGCTTCTTTGCCAAAACATCTATTAGTCTCTGGGAACCCATAAGTGAAATGAAATGCCAATTATAAAAAACATAAATTGAAATAAATGTTCGGTTTCATTGCTTGTTTCATCACCATCAATTCTATTATTCCAATAGTTAAATCCAATCATGCAACCGTAAATAGGAAAAAATTGTAAATACATTTATAGGTCTTTTAATTCCGCTTCTATTCTTGGGTTCTCCTTATCAACCCCTCCGTACTTAATCTGTATTTTTTTTATAATAGAAGTATTATCATCTTTAATTAGATTGGCAACAACAAGTGCATCTTGAAAATATTTATCTACTACCGCTATAACATTCATTAAATCTCTATTTCTTTTATCTGGAGCATAATAAACATAATTTATACTTATCTCATTATTGTGATTTTGAGAAGTCATAAGTGGATTATAGTTATGTAAAATCTCTTTAAACAACACTTTTAATTTATTGTTAACATGATAATGCCAATTTCTATATTGATTCAAATTTAAGAAATATTTTTTCTTTCCTAAATAAAGATATATTGGAATAGTAAATTTAAACTTCTCTTTTGGCATCTATATCTGTAAAAGGTGTCGCATTATTAAAGGTGTATCTTTGGCTTTTTACGTCAAACATAATACCATGTATTTCTTGTGGCATACCAACTAACTTTTGCTTTTTTATCTTTTGACTGCCAAATATAACTGAACGGTCAGAAAAATCTAAAGCTCTATTTGGTCTCCAGATAAAACAAACATTATCAGCTTTATCACTAAAAGTACCACCACCCTTTATTCGATTTACATCTGGCTTTGTGTATCTACCGTTGTCATCTTTATGTGGTGTAACCTGGTGTGCTACTAAATGAACAGATATATTATTGTCTAAAGCAAACCTTTTTAGCTCACTCATAAACCTTGATATGTATAAATCTTCTCTTTCTCCAGAGTTCATTTTGTGTTGTATTGTATTATAGGGGTCTATTATTAAACTTCTTATACCTTTTGTCTTAACTAGAAATTTTGCCCTACTAAAAATATTATCTAAGGTAAAATGTTTTTTTGGATATATCAGAAAAAAGTGTTTCTTGACAAATGCCATAGCAGATTCATATTCCTCTAAACTCATTAAGTTATTTTTATAATATGGGTCAGCAGATTTACCTACATACATCTCAATTAAATCATTAAAAAAATCATTCATTGGCATATTCTCAGGAGAAAACACACCAAACTTCCATGAATCATAATGAGCTTTAATACATGATAATTGATTTAAAAACATAGACTTACCTTCATTTTGATAACCAGTCCAAATATTTACCTCACCACTTCTCCATGTCCAGGCTGGGTCTACCTGTTTTATGTATGTTGTAGTACCCCTTTCTTGACCATTGTGATAACCATCTAACATACTCTCTCTTACATCATCTAAAGAAAATATACCCTCTATCTTTGGATTCTGTGCTGTTTTAAGCCTCTCTCTTAAACTTTCTATACCTTCCTCTAGTAAAACCTCATTTGCATCTTTAAAAGGCTTTAAATCGACTAATAAACATTTTTCTGCACCAAACCTTCTTACAAGTTCTTTTTGCAGATTTCTACCGTTATCGTCTTCATCAGTAGCAATATATATTACTTTGGCTTGTTCAAAGACATTATAGCAGTTAGTTATACATTCTAATTTCTTATCAATAGATTTATCATTTACATTAGGTGCGCCCATATTAACCGAGGTATGAAATGGAATACCAGCAACCTCCCAGGACAAAGAATCTATTTCCCCTTCACAAATAACAATAGATTCACTATTCTTGCATTGGTCATAATTAAAAATAACTGGCTCTGCATCTTTAGATTGTGTAAAGAATTTATCTGTAATTCCTCTAGTTTTATAATTTACTATCTCATTATTAACAAAATAGGGAAACACTATATTTTTACCATCGTTAGTAGATAATATTTTGTTATTAGTTATAACCTGGTCAGTTATACCTCTTTTATTTAGATATTTTTTCCCCTTTAATGTAAGTGCTGATAATTTATTTTTTTGTGGTCTCTTATACATTTTTACGTCAAAAGTTGATTGTTTTTTTACACTACCTGTCCAGCCACATTTATGGCAATTAAAAACCCCTAGGTTTAAATTTACACTTAAACAGGGGTCTTTAAGGTTTTGCTTGCCTAATTTAAAACAATTTGGACATTTAACCTTTTGCTGTGTCGTATTGTTTCTTACCACAATACCCAAGTCTGCAAAAGATTGATTGACCATATATATAGTTATATATAATTGTTTTTATTATTAGTATACTAAGTTATATAATATATTCTGCCATTTCGGCACTTGGAGAAAGATGTATTCTTCTCTCTTTTCCATAATGTCCAGTAGACTTAGTATGTCTCTCTATATATCCTTCTGCTTCAAGTTTTGAAAGCAAACGAAATAGAGTTCTATCTGATAAATTTAAGGTTTGACAAATAGATTTGTTACTGGCATAACAATAGCCTTTCTTTTTACTAAGACCTTTAATTAGTGTTAGCAAAGCAACTTCTGTTACAGATAAGCTATTATTCATAAAACCTAAATTTATATTAATATACCTTGATTTCTTATTTGTCATAATAATAAATTTAATCCTCCCAGGGGAGACCATCTCCACCCTTAACAGAACTTTGCTGAGGAGCGTTGTTTTTTGACGTAGGCGTAAAGTCATCTTTCCACATTGTGTGAGTTTGACCATACTTAGTAGGCTCCTTTAATTTACTGACTGTAAATCTTAAATAACGCTTACCGTTATATTCAGTCATGTTTTTTTGAATTACACTTTCTTCTACGCTAAGGTTTATCAGTCCATACTGACCAGCTTCCTTACCATACCCTAAATACTCTCTTTTTTTATCACTCATAATATTAAATTTAAATTAACGTCTAAAATCTTCTGATTCGTCTTCACCAAAAACACCAAGTTCATAAAAGCCTGTAAGCTTAAGAACCGCCCTAGACATAGCTCTTTTTTCTGCCATCTCCATAACATACCAAGTATTGCAATTACCATCTCTTGATGTTTCGCCTTTTAATGCAGAGCCAAAAGTTTCTATCCTTGCTTCACCTTTATAGGCAAAAGCATGAACAACAGAAAAGTTTGTTTGTGCAATAACAGGCTTGTATTCGATTTGTATCTTTTCTATGGCTTGAATTTTGTCTATTCCTGCCCTTGTAATAATCATATAATGTTTATGTTTAAAAACATCATCTGAACTAAGCTCATACTTTTTGTAAAGCTTTGCTAATTTTTCTCTATCCATATTGTATTAGTTTAAATTTAATCAAACTTATACAAAATAAATGTAACTGCCAAATCGTGTTGTGGAATTATTTGCCTTGACCTCTGTATAACTTCTTGTAAAGCTTACTAGATTTAAGTTGGCTTTGCTTAGATTTTGCATGAATGCCTTTTCTTTTCTTCTTTGATGGTTTGTGATAATTACCAGTTAATACTTTTGCCATTTATTGATGTAATTTATTACCCATAACCTTTTCAACTCCCCTGCTACCAAAATAACCTCCAATGACTACGGATAAAAGACCACTAATTGAATCTAAGGGATAATTTAAATACCAACCTACAACATAACTAACCGAAAAGAAAACCAATGTTAAAGGTCTTACATTTTGTGCAAGCCAACCACTACGACTATCCGCTACCCATCTACGAGTCACACCATCCATTTCAGAGCGTTCTAAGCGTAGTTTTTCTAAGGCTATTTCTTTATCCTCACTACTCATCTCAGAGCCTCCTATAATAGCTTCTATAACGTTTCCTACAGGAGTATCTTGTGCAATGGCACCTACAACTTTAGGTATCTTTTGAAGTAGAAAAGAACCAACTGCTGTATCTTTAAATTTCTTTTTATTTGACATCAATTAAAGTATTACCGACCGTGCTAGTAAGTCCAGATAACGTCTGGGGATTTGGTTTGGTCACTATCTGTATGTACGAAGGTTTTTGCAATGCCAAGTCTATTAAATCCTGCTTCTTGTAGTGCTGTAATAATAATCCATCTATCCCTTGAGTTTGAATATGCGATGTCGACTGCTTTTCCCACAAGATGGCTCGAATCCGATTTTCCTCCAACCTTTTTATTGTGTTCTTTTGTTCTGTATCCTGAATTAATTTTAAAGGGAATATTGGCGATTTCACGTGCCATATCGAGCATTTGCAAAAAATCATTATCCATGTTAAGACCACTATTAGGTAAGTCGGGCGAATCAAATTCATTAATTGAAAAGTGTTTAAGATTCATTACTACATTCGTTTTTACATCCACACTTTCCTGATTTGCAGTCATCATGGTCTAACGTAGATTTAAGCAGCAATCTATCTATTGT